CGTAATACATAGTTCTAATTTTATTTAGAAATGTACTAAATAAAGCCTCCGGACAAAATCCAGCCGGCATCTTTTGCCTTACCCGTCAACAAAGCATCAGGATAACGTGCCACTTGCAATGGCGACATATTGGTGCGTTTAATAGTAGCTTTAGCCTGACCAGCGTATTGCTGAATCATTGTTATTTGCGTTGCAGAGGCTTTGCCATACATAGGCATTAAACGCTCTGCCAAACACCATCTGAGGGCCATTGAATAGCCTTGTGGCAGGGCTATGTCCTCATACATTGAGTCGTAACGGCTGAACAAAGTGTTAGCAAACAAGTGCATTTCACCTTGAGATGGGTTAGGCCAAATGAAAAGGTTGCCTGAGTCAGAACCTGGGTTGAAATAAACCGCTTTAGGCCATGGGCCGTTTAGCGTCTTTAAACCAATCATTTGGTAGCTGTGCAGTTCCAAAACCGACATGGGATAGTCTAGTCCACCGCCTGTAATTGGCTGACCATTGGATGTGGTGTTAACCCTTACAAAAGCAGAATCAATGTTCAGAGGCTTTTGGTAGTAGCCAGTAATGGTTGTGGACGCAACAGTTTGGGAAATGTTGACTTGGTATGTACCAACTTCATTGATGTTGCCACCAGCGCCTGTTAGCAATTGGGTAATCTTTGTGCCTGCGCTGATGCCTGTGCCACTCAGGGTTTGACCTTGAGCCAAAGCGCCTGAGTTAATTCCTGTGACGGTCAGGATATTGCCAGAGATTGAGCCGACAAATGACGCACCAATAAAGTTAGGCGTTGAGGGATTTGGGCCAATTGTGTATTGGGTTTGACCAGCAATAACAGGGCAAATAATCTCTGTGACATTGAAAACCATCATGTTTTCGTTTGACCATTGATCAATAATGTCATTGAGCATCTCAAACGCATCTCTAGCTGCGTCTGGTGTTGGAGTCTCACCCGCCTCAAGTGCGCCAATGTCTTTTAGCGCTCTGCTAACAATGTCATACGGCACAGCCATAGTGTTTCCTTACAGTTTCACAGAGAACGTCTGAGGCATCCAAGGAGGAGGCGTAAATTGGCCTTTGCTCAATGAATCTAATTGCTCTTTTAGCCTAGATTTTATGATGCAATTGCCATCTCGCATAGTCTCTTTTTCAATCCATTCAACAATCATTTCTTCTGTCACTTGGTCAAAAGGAATGGTCATTTTTGGGCTGTCAAAAGTCCAATAACCCTCTGTATCAACAGAAAGGTCATCTTCCTTTGCGGTCACATGGTATTTGACACAAAGAATCAGGCCATCTTGTGCCTGAGTCTCTGTGATTGACCATTCGCAGATCATGCAGAAGCTGCCTGAAGTGGTGACAAATCTTCTGTTGTCCAGAAATCTTTAGCCAGCATAATGCGCAAATGCTCTTTGTTGCGTGACAGGCAATCTGCCCAATCAGCGTCAGTCATGCCTTCTGGCTTGCCAGCGTTGATGAGGTTCACGCTGTCCATCGCTGCGCTGTAGTGGCGTGCGATTTCTTCGGGTGTCAGTTGTTCAGTCATTTCAGTTTCCTTTCAGTTGGTCGATTTCGGCCTTGAGTTGCTTGACAGCGTTAATCAAGTACCAAGTCAGGTTGTCGGTATCCACAGTCAGAACACCAGTGGATTCTTGCTTCACACATTCAGGCAACACAGCTTGCAACTCTTGTGCGATCACGCCCAACTGCACTCCTTTTCTGTCAATTGCATTTTGAGCGTCAATTTCTGTGATTTCTTCAGGCAGTCGATATTCAAAGTTGCGTACCTGAATCTGCGCTAACTTTTCCAAGCCGACATCGTTATTGACGATGTTCTTTTTCAGTCTGCGGTCAGAAGTTGTTGACCATGTGGATGAGTTGTTGCCTTGATAAACACCGCCACCATTTGGATTGATAAATCCAGTAGCACTACCTTTTCCTGCCGTATCGCTACCTATGACAATTTCGTTATTATTAGTTGCGGAACTTCCTCTTGCGGCATTACCAATATATGTGTTTGCATATCCGCTAGTCGTAGCTGTTGTGTAGTAACCAGCTTGCCAACCAACAAAAGTATTACTGCCCCCTGTTGCACTGTATCCTGCCTGATAACCAAGATAGGTAAATTGACTTGAAGTTGTATTAGTGAAGCCCGCCTGATATCCAACAGCAGTGTTTTGAGATGCTGTTGTGTTGGACTGCATTGCGCTTTGACCCAATGCCGTGTTGTAACCGCCAGTTGTATTTGCAAAAAGCGTAGTCGTACCAACAGCGGTATTGGCGGTTCCCGTCGTATTGAAACGCATGGTGCTAATGCCAACTGCCACGTTGTAATCGCCTGTACTGTTGGTCAAAAGTGCTTGATGTCCAACAGCAGTATTAGAGCCGTTGCCGGTCGTTGCACTAGCTAACGCTTGATAACCAACAGCCACGTTTTGTGCGCTAGTGGTGGCGTTTAAAAGTGCTTGATGACCGACAGCAACCTGATTGCTTGCGGTGGTATTTTTTCCTAATGCGCCATTACCAACAGCAATGTTGTAATTTCCAGTCGTGTTAGACCAAAGAGGGCCGTAGCCATTGCCAGCATCTTCAGTTCCAAGGCCTACGTTTTCCGTTCCAGTAGTGTTTGAGTAAAGTGCCCTGCGACCAACAGCGGTGTTCTTTGCGCCAGTGTTTGTTCTTAAAGCGCCATCACCAACAGCAGTGTTCCAACCAGCGGTTGTGTTGCTGTACAAAGCCTCATTACCCACTGCGGTGTTATACGAACCTGTTGTGTTTTGTATTAAAGATGCATATCCAACAGCACTATTTTGAGTGCCTGATGTGGTGTCACGCAGGCTTCTAAAACCAAAAGCACTATTGAAGTTAACAGTAACAATTGATTTAAGAGCTTCAAAGCCTACAGCGGTGTGATATAGACCAGTAGAGATTGCACCACCAGCGTTATAACCAAGCAAAACATTGTATGGAGTACCGCTACCTGTATTGCCATACACAGTACCCAATGCAGTAGGCGTAGCGGCAGAGCCACCACCAGTTGAAGCAATCGTGATGCTTCCTGCACCATTTGTAATGGTAATGTTTGAACCAGCGGTTAGCGTTGTGCGGGTAAAGCCTGTGCCGTTACCAATATCGAAAGCTCCATTTGCGGGAGTGGTTGTCAGTCCTGTGCCACCATTTGCGATGGGCAGAGTTCCTGTAACACCTGTGGATAAAGGCAAACCAGTCAGATTGGTTGCTGTACCGCTTGATGGTGTACCCAAAACACCACCATTAACAACAGGTGCGCCAGCAGAACCAACATTGACAGCTAATGCAGTAGCTACACCAGTTCCCAAACCTGAAACGCCTGTTGAAATAGGCAAACCCGTAGCATTTGTTAGAGTACCACTTGAGGGCGTACCTAATGCACCATTGAATAAAACAGGTGCGCCTGCTGACCCTGTGTTTGTTGCCAAAGCCGTTGCAATCCCAGTTCCAAGACCAGAAACACCAGTTGAAATTGGAAGTCCTGTTGCATTGGTCAAAGTAACTGATGTTGGCGTGCCAAGAATAGGCGTAACTAATGTTGGGCTTATGGACAGAACATTACTGCCAGAACCTGTTGAAGTCGTAACGCCAGTTCCACCACCCGCAACACCTAAAGTGCCAAAAGACAAAACTCCGCTTCCATTGGTTGTCCATGTTTGACCGCTAGAGCCATCAGCACTTGGAAGCGTAAAGTTGACAGTTGATGCGATGTTTGGGCCAATTAAATTGACCGCACCGCCTAATGTTGCTTGAAAGACTAATTGACCCATGATGTTTCCTTACGGTGCAATAACAAGTTGAGAGGCTATAAGCGCCCCTGTGCTTGGGTTAAATTTTAACTTTGTTGATGAAACTGCGATAGGCAGATTACCCGTTGTTGTGCTTACAAAAGTTGGGTAATACGTTGCATTAGTGGTCGTGTTATCAGTCACACCCACATTGGTTGCATTTGTCGCAGTTGTGGCACTTGTCGCACTTGTCGCATTTCCTGACAAAGAACCCACAAATGTTGTCGATGTGACAGAAGTCAGACCCGCCAAAGTGGTTGCTGTACCGCCTAACGATATAGTCGTTGATCCAACCGTCACGCTAGAGTTAACCAAGGCTGAATTGGGAATGCTTGTCAGATTAGCACCAGAACCACTAAACCCTGTGGCAGTCAAAATACCCGTTGAGGGGTTAAATTGGTACTTTGTGGAACTGACATACTCAGTCGTTAAATTACCCGCTGTGGCAGCCGCAAACAAAGGATAACGGGTCGCATTTGTGGTTGTGTCATCGGTAACCGTTGCATAAGCAGTCGGTGTCACCCAAGTTGGGGCTGACGTACCATTGGACTGAAGCACTTGACCGCTTGTCCCTGCACTTGTGAACGCATACGCTGTGCCAGTTCCATAAGCCACCGAACCAGAAGTCGGTGTGGCAGTTCCATTTGTACCGCCTTGGGCAATAGCGACTTGACCAATGATGTAACCAGTATCAATTGACTGATTCATTGGATTGATCCACAGCTTGCCGTGGACGTTGTTTGCATACAAGCAAACACCCATGTGAACCGCATAATTTGGCGTACTTGGTTCTGTTTGGGTCAATGCGCCAGGCGTTGTCGCAGATAAGTAAATCTGTGCGCCAGCCGTAAAACCATTGGTGTTTACGTCCTCAACAATGCCCTGAGTGACAACATAACCGTTTGTGTTGTTTGCAATGTCTTGGTTTGCAATGCCAATTACTTGGGATGTTGTGTAAGAGTTAGCCTGGGCAAGAATGATGTTGCCAATCTGACCAGTTGAGCCAGAAATATAAACAACCTGACCCTTAGTAATTGTTGAACCAGTTGAGTTTCTGACTTGTTGCTGAAGCTGCTGACCAATTCGAACAGCATTGTTTGTTGTGTCGTTGTAGTAAGACAAACAAGCAAAACTTGAGTCATACCAAGTGCGGCCTTCAGCATAAGTTGGAGGATTTGTTCCCGTCCAATTCAAATAATCGCTGATTGTCGGATTATTCAGGGTTGCAGCAGTAGCCAAAGCCACCACAGTCCCAGAGCCTGTGGTTGAGTAAGACGTTCCCCAAGCCGATCCCGTAGAGTTTGGAATCCCTGCGGCAGGGTAAACCATTGGCGATGAATTGGTGATCGTGACCGCAGCAGAGCCGTTGTAGCTTGTGCCTGTCAATCCTGACCCAATGGTCAAAGAAAACAAATTAGAACCCAACGAAACGCCTGAAATCGTGCTGTTTTGCAGTTGGGCATTCGTAATCGTGCCACTCAAATCAGTTGTTGGAATGGTCGCAGAAGCAGTCAAAGCCGATGTGCCTGAACCCTTGACATAACCCGTCAAAGTTGTTGCGCCAGTACCGCCATACGGCACAGTAATGGTTGAGGCGTTCCATGTTCCCGCTGTCAGCGTTCCAACGCCTGTAATGCCTGTATATGATCCTGATATACGGGCTGTGTCAATCGTTCCAGATGTGATCTGATTGGCAGCAATAGCAATGTCAGATGCCGACAAAGCAGTCAATTGGCCTTGTGCATTGACAGTCGCTGTCAAAGTCTTAGAGGCCGACCCATAAGACGCAGCGGTCACGCCTGTGTTTGTGATTGAGAACGTGTTTGCAGCCAGGCTTAGACCAGTCCCTGCAAAATATGTTGCACTTCCCGAAAACTGCACAAATGTAATGGGCGTAACGTTGATTGTTCCTGTTTCGGCAGAAGTGGAAACCCAACCAGTTTGGGCTTGTCCACCATAAAGAACAACCATGTAAGCGCCTGGCACTTCAGACCATACATCCATGTCAGTTGCCCGTGTCCAAGTGGACGATGAGGCAATATAAATACCGTTTTCTGACGATGTTCCCTGATTTTTAACAAGAACTCGATCACCCGCCAATGTGGTGTAAGTATCAATTGTTTGTAGCCCTGACAACGTAATTGACGTTGTAGTGGCGCATTTGACCGCTTGTTTGGGGTTTAAACCCTGTGCAATGCTGTCAACATAATATTTGTTGGCAATGTCTGTGTTTGACGTTGGCGCTGTGGTAACTTGACCCGTTGTCGCCAAAATGTTCGTAAAAACACCCGTTGATGGCACAGAAGCACCGATTGTGGTGCTGTTGATTGTGCTGTTGGTGATGTTCAGACCTGATTGGTCTGGGTTGACTGTGGCGTAAAAAGGCTGACCTTGCCCAATAAACGTATTAAACGAATTGTCTAAGTTAAACAGCGCCTGGACAGGCAGAATGTTTTGATCTACTGTCTTGGCAGGGTCAGCCATAGCGCCTCTTTATGATTGGTCAGCAGTAGCAGTCACATAAACGATGGATGGGCCAGTAGCCGAACCAATCATGCGAACGTAAAAAGGCGTTGTAGGACAAGCCAACACCAATGGTGCTGTCATGTTTGCAGGCAACACAAAGTCACCCGTTGTAGAACCGCTGACGGGAAGCACCGCAGCGCCCACGTTAGCATCGCCCATCTTGATCGCAACATTGGTAGAACCCGTGTTGAGAAATGAGCAATAGTTAACCTGGTCGTTTGTGCTGTCCTCAATCAGAAGCGCAGCTGTGGATGTAGCACCTACTGACTGAGCATAGGTGACACCCGCTTGACGCAATACTGATGTATTAGCCATGATTAAACAGCGTTTGAATCAAGGGGCAAATACTCAGGACGGTCAACAACCACGGTGTAAGTACCAGCGGCAGCAGAAGCGCTTGAGCCTGTTGCATTGACAAACTGAACAATCAAAGTGTCAGCAGCGGAAACATAAGCATTGCCAATGGCAATACCAGTAGTTTGAGCAGCGGGGAGACTTACTTTGACCGCATCACCGACCTTGAGGCCAGCAACAGTAACAGTTTTAGATGCGCCAGATGTGGCAACGGTTGTGGCTGTGAAAGTCACTCCCATCACGAAAGAATTGGAGATATTTCCACGCAGAATGGTCGTTTGGAGAGCCATGATGATTCCTTTACAGAATGATTAAATTGTAACGCCAAATAAAGAAAAAGCCACCCCTTTTAAGAGTGGCTCTTTCTCACATCACATCAGGATTTAGCTGTATGTGCTGAAGTCGTAGCCATAGACATAAACGTCCATTGTGGCGGCTGCGCCTTGTGCTGTACCAACATTCACATACAGATTTTGGGCTGATTGTGTGGCTGTTGATGCAACGGTGCGCTGAGACACAACGGTTGAGCCTGTCAAGGCTGACAAAGCGGCATTGGCAACAATCGCTGTACCGCCTGCGCTTGGTGCTGTAAACAGACCCGCATAGGCAGCAGACAAAGATGTTGATGCGTTAGTAAAAACCACATTGCTAACAGAGTAGTTTGTGGAGTTGTTGATTGCGATGACCGCTTGATCACCCGTCTGATTGACGTTCACGCCAGTAGCAACGCCCAAAAGACGAATTGCTTGGTTGGAAGCCAAATTGGATGGGTGAATCGTTGTGGTACTTGCTGGTCCTGGATTAGCCATGATAGGTATTCCTTAAAAAAAGATTGTTAATTAAGCTGCAACTCGGCAGGCCAATTCAGGGTACAGAGGCGCCCAGCCATACAAGACGTCCAAACGGGTAGGAATGGAGTCATTGTTAATGGTGTACTGACGCACAACACGCATTGACAAACCAATTTCCTTGTCGCTTGCACGACCAGCAAAATGCACACCTTCAGGCAATTCCAAATCGGCTACTGCCAATGTGAAAGCATTGCGGTGCATGATGATGTTTTGTGGGGAAACAGTACCAGTCTTGTTAAAGAATGACACGGCAGCGGTGCTAGAAG